GCTTTTTATGATGTTACTCCATTAGCCACGGCTATTACAGGAGCAACTTTTAATTCTACTAATGGATCCGATATTGTAACAGTAAATAAAACAAGTCACTCTCTAGATGTAGGGGAATATATTACTTTAAGTTCTGTAACAGTTCCTGGACAAGCTACAACTTTAAATGGTGATATAACAATTTCTGCTACTACAATTACTTTAACAAGTGCTTCAGGTTTTGCTGCTTCGGGAATCGTAAGAATTGGAGATGAATTAATTACATACACCGGTATATCTACAAACAATTTAACAGGCTGTACAAGAGGAACTAATAGCACTACTGCTGCAGCCCATGTAAGTACAACAGCAGTTAGGCAAGCTACAATTACCAGATA